TGGGATTATAAGGCTTACCAAATTCAAGTGACACGATTAATTTTGATAAACAAACCTCAGCTTCTTGTTCCATGCAACATCACGGCTTTGAGTGCTCAACCCGTTTTAACATTAGGCGTTCCAAGCGCTTCTAGTACAGACGTTCTGTACGTTTACCATCTTGGTTTTTACCTTTGTTCAGTTTCCTCCGCTACAAATTTTGACAGTCTACAACCAGAAACAGTGTTTGGAATGTTTTGCATTTATCACGGAGATGTTGTCGGTAAAAACATGGCTCTTGTTGTAAAATCTAGCACTTCTCGTCCTCGTTATTATCGAAACTATGTTCCAACCCAAATAATAATGCGAGGCGTAAGGCTTGACTGACCTAACTGAATACGGCGACTTGATGATTAACACCGTCATGAACGAGTGGGGCTTTCGCAAAATAGACGGTTTGCTGGAAGACGGAACAAAAATAATAATTATCGAGGTCGGAGTTATTGACAAAGGCTTTTCTGAAGTCGGAGCAGGCAGCGAAGTTTTCGGCATACCGTTTAAGGCTTTACCTTTCACTGATGCTGGTCAGGGCGTAGATGCGTTTAACACGTCTTTCAGAGCAATGGGGTTCTCTGACGTAGGTAGTGGAGTTGACGTTTTCGCTCTCTTACGAATGTTAGCATTCTTTGATGCGGGAAGTGGCACGGATGCTTTCACGAAAGAAATTTTGGGAGCAATTCTAAAAGCGTTTTCTGACACGGGATTAGGAACTGACGCATTCTTAATTCCTTTCAAAACAATGGGCTTTTCAGATGGCGGAGTTGGTTCTGATGTTTTTACAACTCCTTTTAGAGCCATGAAATTCACTGATGTCGGTTCAGGCGTTGACGCTTTTGCTCTTTTGCGGATGTTAGCGTTCTCTGACACCGGTTTAGGTTCTGATGCCTTTGCCATTTTACTTAAAGTATTAAGTTTCAGCGATGTTGGAAGCGGGATAGACGTTTTCACTTTGCTACGTGAATTAGCGTTTTCGGATTCTGGTTTGGGTTCTGATGTTTTTTCCAAAGAAATTTTAGGATTCCTTTTGAAAGCGTTTTCTGACGCCAGTTTAGGTTCTGACGCATTTAACATTCCATTCCGAGCGATGAAGTTTCAAGATTCTGGGTTAGGAATTGACGCCTGGAAAGGAGCTAACCTGATTGAAGCTCCATTGGTAATTGTTACTGTTGATGGAAAAATAATTTTAAGGGTGTCGAGAGCGACAAAGAAGGAGCCTGACTATATTAGTTTAGGGTGATGGGAAATTTGGCTATTCAAATCCAATGAGGGCAATACTACGAGGAAACCTTAAGGCATACTTGTAGTGAAATATCCCCAATTTTTAATCATTATTTTTTAATATGTTTTCAGAAATGCTTTCTGTTCAATAAGAATGCTTACGTTTTTGCCCTCGTATCTTACTATTAACTATACGTTGTTGGAGCCTTGGCTGTTGGTTGCCGTAACGCCTGAAAGTGTTCGAGAACGCATAAACGTCAATGCAGCTGAAGCACCTGACGATGTTGTCAACCGCTTCATAACCGATGCTGCTGTAACGGTTGAAAGCGAAACTGGACTTGAAATTGATCCTGCAAACTGTACCGATGCCGAGGCTGTGGCTATCCGAAACTTGGCAGCTATCTATTGTGCATGTCGAATAACTGGCGGCTCGGCTGCGGGGCTCAGCTTTCGCGTGGGCGACCTCTCCGTCAACGAGTCTAGTAGCTCCTCGCCTAGTGGATTGAGCAGCAGCAACCTTGAGTTCTTGTATAATCAAGCCCTCAAGATAATTGACAACTTGAAGCAGCCCTACGTGGGAAGGGTATAGCCATGGGCACCGTTCCCGACGCTTATTACCAGTTTGTCATGCATTATGCACCTTGGTTCTACGTGATCACGACGGCGATGGCTGCTGATCCTCCGGCTGGCCAGAAGAACGTGACGGTTGCGGATGGCACTAAGTTTAGCGCTGGCATGCCCTGTGAAATCAAAGACTCAGCTCACAGCGAATGGAATGAAGCTGATTCTGTTGCTGGCAATGTTGTGATCATGAAAAACAATCTAGCCTATACTTATTATGTGGCTAAAGGCGGAACCGTTGATCACGGGGATAAGAGTTTTGGGAAAGGTGCTTTTCCCGCTGCTTTTGCCATCGAATTTCTGTACGAGGCTTATTCTGTTCCTCAGTTTGCTTCTTTGCAAGCGACTATTTTGGCGAAGATTATGGACCTTGCAGATTGGCTTTTGACACAGCAGTGCACAGATAATCTGAAGAAGGCGTATGGCGGGTTCAAATCCGGCGAATCAAGCACTCAGTATTATGCGATTGATGCGGGTCGAGTGATTCCTGCATTGCTTAAGGCTTACTCGTTGACTAGCACTTCTGGCTATCTCGATGCCGCCAAACTCGCTGGCTACACTTTTCTCTACACGATGCAGCATGAACCCGCAAACTTGGGAATACATGACAAATACTATGGGGGCTTCGCAAACTACGTCTCGATTTCTGATACTTGGGACACCATCATGAGCATTGAGAATCTTTACTGCTTGATTGGTCTCAAAGCATTGGCTGACACATACGATGTGGCTAATGCCTCTCGGTACAGTGTCATGATGGCAGATGCTGCAGGCTTCCTCAAGGTTGGGTTTGAGCAGCTCTATTTGTATTATCAGCCTCCGCCTTCGGGTTCTGGCGTCTGGTACTGGGTGGGAATCAATGATACCGAAGTTTACGATGATCCTGTGAGCTTCGCTCTGCTGGGGCTGTACGTGTATGAAGGCTGGAGTTTCACCTGTCAGCGCGTCTACAACTTCATTCAGTCGATTAGGGCTTCTGGGCAGTATCCTGCTTATTGGCCAGAGATCTGTTGGCCAGGCTATCTTGATGTAGTTACGAGGTTCCCAGCATGCGCGTACTATGATGCGATCACCACGGGAATCTTGTGGAAGATCCGCAAGGAAAGAGACCCGCCAAGCTTCAAATTGGCTTATAACGTTGTCTCCAAGTATAGTGACGAGTTTCTTTATTGGGGTCCTGTTTTCACGGATTATAGTCCGATCACGGCGCAGAAGGCTATGGCAAATGTCACGTGGCTAGCCCGCATGTTTCTCAACTACGAGGAGCCATTGACTAGGTTCATGAAGATTTTGAATAGCAAAGGCGAAGCTGTCCTGCTTTATCCAGTCCGTCAAGCTGTTGAGACTGTTTCTTATGGCGAGCCCTTGGACGTTTTAGCGATTGTTTCGCCCGTGAGAATAGAAGAGGTCCTTCTTGAAGCTGGATATCTGCTTAATGACTATCTTGCCTTCTACACTTTTGTGCCGGTGCGCCATCATGACAAGATACGTCGCAAGGGCGAGGACTACGAGATTCAAACCCTGCAACCCTTCACTTACGAGAACCAGACGATCTATTTCAAATCGATCGCCAGGAGGCTTTTGGCGACTTGAGCGAACTCGAGGACCCTGTGATGACACTTCTGCGGTTGATTACTACGAGGATCCGTGTGGTCAAGGATAACGGTTCATTGGCCAATCTTTTGGCGACGAAGGAAGCCTATGACAGAGAGCTCCTCAAGCAGTATGACGCTCAAATCACGATGGGGCTCGACAGTAGCCAGGATCAGAAGCTTGAGCTTGCTGGGCGCCTGAGACGTCGCTACATGGTTTTCCGATGCAACATCTACACGGTCGACAAGACAGCTCCTGGGGCTGACGCGGGCAAGATCATGAGGGATAAGGTGACTGCGCAGATTAACGCCATTATCCGTGAGAACCGAAACCTGCCCTATCAGACGATTTACAATTTCTATGGGCTTGGATATCCGAGTGGAGATCCACACAAGGCTTATGCTGCAGGTGCAGCCTCAGAACTGGCGCCTTCAAGCGTATCTTGGGTAGAGCTCACTAATTTGGAGTATCAAAGCATCTGGTCTAGCGATGATGTTCGCTTTTCAAAGAGTCACAACGTCAACAATGAATATGCCCTCATGCTTTTCAGGTTCAAGATAGGCCCTCGAGAGCAGTGTGTCAAGAAAATTGTGCTAAGCTTTGAGGGCTATGGCACTTCCCCCGGGGGAAATGGCGCAACAATCAAAGTTTGGAACCACGTTGCTTCTGCATGGCAGCAGGCCCAGAGCGGAACCGGAGGCGGGGACGAAACCTTAACCATCACAATCTCTTCAGCTTGGACGGACTTCATCGACTCGAATGGCTATGTTTGGCTTCTGGCCAAGACAACGAACCCGAGCAATGGTTCTACGCCTGCGGTCCTCTACTGCGATTTTGTGCAGTGCACAATTCAGGTTTATGGGATTTCATTCTGTGATGTCATAAGCTATAGGAATATTGACGTCACGGATGTGAAGCCGTACCTCTTTCGGGCTCAGTTTCTGCTCAAGGGGTGGCTTTTCGAGTCATTGTCAGGAGTGTTCTAAGTTCATGGTCATGAAAAATAACATGACAAAAGGAGGAAAAGAAAATGGTTGAGACATATGGAAGCGGAGAACAACGATTCTATTACGTGACTGAAACAGTGTTTGGCACGACACCCGCAACCCCCGCAATGCTTGGGGCTCCAGCAGATTTGATTGACCCGGGGATAGACCCTGGTAACATTAAACTGCGGGGAGCTGGAAACTACGATCTTCAGGCAATCAAAAAGGGCTTGAGACAAGTCAGCTGTAAAGTGGGATATCCATTACCTGGCGAAGCACCTATTGACCTTCTCCAATGGGCAAGGGTAGAGGTAAACAAGAGTCTAAGCATTCAATGCATTTACTATAAGGGCATTTTTGCGTCGGCTACGGACATTATCTCGCTACTTTTCAAGGGCATGAGAATTAACAAGGCAACCGTAGAATGTAGTATCGAAGACGTTATCAGGGCGAATTTGGAGCTCGAAGGCCAAGACGTCACTGTTGGCACAGCGAAGATCACAGGGGCCACGTATGCGGACTATGCCGGAGCCGTTGCATTCCATGAAAGCTATGTAAAGAAGGGCGCTGTGACCTTGGATCGTGTGAGCGCTTGGAAATTTGTTGTGGAAAACAATGTCAAACGAGTTCCCGTGATTCGCGCCACTGACGGATACCTAGCTAAGTACATACCCTTTAGACATCGAAATCTCAGCGGAGAAGTGACCTTCGAGTTTGAAAGCAAGGAAGAGGCTGATGATGTTCTCGCTGACACAGAGTTTGCTTTAGAGGTTGGGCTCGGAGACGCTAAAAAGGCTACTTTCACGGCTTGCAAGTGGGATAACGTAAGCATTCCGAGCCGCATGGAGGATCTGCTATCTCTAAAGGCTGCTTTCACGGCGAAGGGACCGCTGGCCATAGCTTAAGGTGATGGAGAGGACGCAAATTGAAAAGTGAAACGTTAGATCTTGACGAGCGATTCGGGAAAGAGTACGCAGGGCACTATGTTTTCAGCGAGATCACCTGGGCAAGGCGTAACCGGATAATCCAAAAGTACACGAAGTACAGCAGGATCTCTGGGCAAGTTGAGAGCAGCGACTTTGTTGCGATTCAAGCTGAAACGATAATGGCAAGCTTAAGGGAGCAACCTGAGAACAAGCCCATAACACTTGAGAAGTTGCTAGGTGAAACGGAGGGTGTACAGATTGAGCTTGGCGAACTCTTGAGCAAAATCGTAAATAAACTGTGCAATGTCTCCAGAGAAGAGAGTGCTTTTTTATCAGGGCAATCCGAAGACAAAAGCCAAATGAAGCCCTTACAGAGTTCCGATTTTGTAAAGAGTTCGGATGGACCCCAAACCAGCTCGCAAGGCAACCAGCAAAAACCGTCCAGCAATTTCTTGTGATTATGAATCAGATGGACAAGATGACAGAAGAGGAAGTTGAAAAGGCTAAGCGTGAGGCGAAAAGGCATGTCCGTTGAAATAACTTGTGATGTTGACGGAATCGAAGAGTTTCAGGCAGCCATGCAAAGGTTCGATGCTGCAATGCAGAATCAGGTACGCCGCTTTCTCATAAGTTGGGCTGCTGATGTGAAGGCTGCTGCAATGCGAAATGCTCCTGTTAGGACTGGTCATCTTCGTAGTAGTATCTACGCAACCGTTAAGGATTGGGTTGCTCAGATAGGCGCTGAAGCCACCTATGCCCTCTTCGTAGAGTTGGGTACTCGCTACATGCGAGCTCAGCCTTACCTTTGGCCTGCAATTCAGGAATATCTTCCAAGCCTTGAAATGAATATTGTCGGAGCCCTCGAACAAGCTAAAGCGGAGGCTGGTTTCCATTGAGTTTCAGGGAATTGGGCATAACCATTGTTGCTCAGAACTTGGCAAGTGCAGAATTTTCCAAGGTTGCTTCTGATGCTGGCGCCATGGCTACGCAGGTTTCAAGTCAAAGAATGGCAATTCATACGGAAAACTTTGCGAGCCCTGAAATCAGCCGGATCGCCGAGGACGCGGCTCGACTGAGGACTGAGGTTGAAGGTTCACCGATAACGATTGCCTTTGCGCCGGTTGAAGTTCCAAGCATTCCGCCAATCGATGTTTCAAGCTTTGAAGGCGCCCAGGTTACTTTCGGCGAGGTAGGGACTTCAGCAATTGAGATGGGCGAGAATGTTAAGACTGCAGGTTCCAGTTTCACCGAGATGCAAATGCACGCTGAAGCCAGTACTGTGAGCTTGCGCACGGTTGCCGGAGGCATCAGGACTACTGCCATGATGGGCACGGAACTTACAATGCTCGCTTCAGACTTCGGACTTGTGGATAAAGAGACAAGCAAGTACATGCGTACCGTGATGGCTATCATAATGGTTGTTTCCACCGCTGCTCGAATGTACAGCTTTCTTACGTTGATGACGACTGGACAAACGGCTGCCGTGGCGATTGAAGGAACAGCTGAAACAGCTACAACAAGCGCCGTAAGTGCTTCGAGTATAGCCCATAGCATCAAAACGGCCGTTACATGGGCAGCGACTGCGGCTCAAAACGCCTTAAACATTAGCCACGCAACCTTTCTCGCTTTAACTGGCGTCGGAATCGCCGTGATTATTGCTGCGGCGGCTGCCATGACTTATTTCGCAAGTCAAATGAATGCTGCAACCGCAAGTGTGAAAAACTATAACGCCACTGCTGCTGAGACGCCGACAAGCACGAAGGGAATTACTCGTGCTCAAGAACAAGCATTATCACGTAAAGGTGTTGAGCCATGAGCGTTGACATTCCAAAAATGGCCGTTGTTTTTGGTAGTGTTACTCCGCCTCAAGGTGACGTTGTCGATCTTATGGTTCATTTGGGCTGTACGAAAGAGGTTAGTAGTTTTGACTGTTTGCTTCAGAACTGGGATGGAAAGTATAGTCCAAGTGGAATCTATCCGATTAACGTGGGTGTGGATGGACACATTGACGTTGGAAGAGGTACGAATGTTCCCCAGATCATAACGCTTCGTGTTGAGAAGGTTCAATGTCTATCCCCTACATCAACAGAACATTATATCCGCGTGAGTGGGCGCTGCTGGGGAGAAAAACTTTTCCGTAAAGTTGTAACCAAAACTTATGATAGCCAAAAAGGCGAAGCGATCGTTAAGGACTTGATGGATTCTTACGTGGGCTTAAGTCATGTTAGAGATTCAACCGAACTCGTAGAAAACACGGACACCACTTTCACGCATTTAGAGTATGAAAATACTCCAGTTTGGGACATTCTGAAGTACATTGCTGAATCAAGCGATTTGGCGGGTGTTATAGGTTACGATTTTCGTGTGGCCCCAGATGGCAAGTTTGAGTTTTTCCCAAAGAACAGCAAGACATCGCCTGTAAGCCTTTCAGAAGCAATCGAGGACAGCGAATACCGCAAAGACATTTCTCGGATAAGGAATAGAATCACTGTTTATGGTTGTCAAGGGAAAAGTTTTCCAGCAAACTTGGACGTTTTGAGTGAATCACTAGATGGTTGGACATGCGATTCGGGAACTCTCGAATTGGAATCTGTAAGACAACGAGAAGGAAGCCATTGCCTTGAAGTTTGGACTCCCGGCGGAGGCGGAGAAGCAACTATTCACCGCACATTCGACCCATTAGTTAAGCCTCAAACTTTTGTTGTATGGGCTTGGATGCCGGGCAATTTGGGAGGAGGCACTGGCTCTGTGATATTGTTTGCTCCTGACAGTGCAAACTATTTCGTAGGAGACATCAAATCTATTCTTGAAGGCAAGTGCATTCTACAGTGGGGGTTGATATCACTGGCTTTAGGGTCCAGCCAAATGTATGATGTAAATAATAACCCTAACGGAATCTGGACAAAGGTTGGAAATCCTCAATGGAACCAAATAAGCGGTCTTAAACTTATTATGAATTGTGTCGGTGCCAGTTCATATATTTTTTGGGATGGTGACTTCGGTTTTCTAAACTGTTCTTATACTGGAACATCTGAAAATATTGGAAGCCAAAATGCCTATGGCTTACGTGAACTCAAGGAGACTGATGAGGAGCTTGCAAGCGATAATGAATGTGTCCTTAGAGCTAAGGCTTTATGTGCTTACCTCTCAGATCCAGCGGAATATCTCAACTTGAGTTCCACGATTATAGATTATGGCACCACTCCGCTCTTACCCGCAGACAAGATTCCCGTTACACTACCTAATGAGAACGTTGACAGCAATTTTCACATGGAAACCGTCGAATATCATGTTGACGCAAAAACACAGACTCTTGAAATAACACTTGAGCTCGGAAAGGTTCCGCCATTATTGGCTGATTACTTATATGGATTGCGTACAACAACCATCACGGTTGAGAAGCTTGCACGCATAAAAATTGGGAAAGGCGTCATTCCAACAGCTGGGGGCGGTGGAGGGGGCGGAGGCGGTGGAGGGGGCGGTGACGGTAACCTAATACCTGCTGCTGACGACACTTATGACATAGGCGAAGGTTTTACGCCAAAACGATGGCGAGACATTTACCTTGCAGGCGCCATTAAAGCCTTAACTGACGGAGTAGCAGTTCATCTTTTACCAAATGCGAACGCCACGTATGATCTGGGCAGTGGCTCAAAGAAGTGGAGCAACCTATATGTTAATGGGCTTGGAGATCTGGGCTGGCTTAACGTCGGCGGCTTCACGGTCATCACGAATGGTCGTGTCTTGCAGAATGTAGCTGCCGCTGCTGGCATAATTACAAGTGGACGATTTCCAGTTGGAAGGTTGCCGGATGGGGTTTCAGGTTATTTCTTGAAAGCTCTAGGTCCTAATTTTGATCCAGCATATGCACTTCTTGCTGCTGGAGACATTCCAGCTCATACGCACTCGGGACAAACCATCAGTCCAAATCAAGTTAACTGCAACGTTATGAGCATTGCAACAAGCTGCAATCGACAGTACACGCATCCAGGGAGTAAACAGTGTTCTCACGCCCATTCAGAACATACTGGCATCGGAATAAACGATCATCACGCCAGAGACCACAACCACGCGGGAGAAGCCCTATCTCCAGCCTCAGTAAGCTGCAACACGATGAGCATAGCTGTGAGTTGCAATAGGCAATATACGCATCCGAGCAGTCAACAGTGCGTCTATGCTTCAAGCGTCGCATGGGAGAATTGTCCACACTTTGGTTGCGTGAACTATCTATCTGGCGATATTAGATTTCAAAATGATT